CCGCATCTAAAAATACTCCGTTTGGAACCATTCTTGAAAGTACTTGCTGTAATTTAAGATGCGTTATTTGAATCATATCTGCAAAACTTGTCATTCTGCTAACTAATGATTCAGGCTTTCCTTTATATATTCTTGGAGCTATTATATTATAGCTCATTTGTACTTTAGTGATGTCAGATTTAGGTCTTGTCATGTTAACAGCCTTTTGCCACCTTAGTAACTTATTAAATCCTACTATTTTTGCACCTTCGTATAATACTTCAATTGATCTATTTACTTTTTCAAATCTAGCTCTATTATCTCTTGGTGGATTGAAAGTATCATCTTTTTGTAATGCTTTATCTGCGCCTGTAGATGTTTCTTTTATTTTATAAACTTGGTTTTGGTATGTTTTATATTCAAAATATAATACGTATACATAATTTCTATCTTGACTTTCAGCTGTATAAGATTTATTATATAATTTTGAATTACCAGAGCCGTATCCTTCTAAGTCTTCTATATCTTCTGTTGTTAATTCTGGGAATTGTTTTTTAAGTTCCGAAATAGGTACTCTTCTTACTTCACCCACATAATACAAATCATCAAAATATGGAGAGTCAGTATAAGAATAGACTAGATCAGCTGGATCTACGTAATCTATTTTTATACCCTCTGCGGTATTGAAACTATTTTTAACGCAACCCATGCCGAGTACCGTTATATCGTAGTCTACTCTTTTCTTTAACAAATCGTATTTATTTAAATCAAAAACATTATTTATTGCTTGCTCTTGAGCTATTTCAATACTTTGTTTGTAGTTTAGTTGCATGTGCAAAGATAATTCTTCATCATCTTCTGGTAATGTTTCTTTGTTATTATTAAACGTATCCAATCCGGTTTGGGCCTCAACGTTTTCTTTAAAGTCGAACAGCCGCATGTCCTCAACAATACCTTTAACATAATCTGTTCTTTGTTTTGTAGCAATGCTATCAACCGAATAAGCTTTTAAATCATAAGCTCTTTCTGCAATGCCATTAACAACTATATCCACAAATTTTGGAATAATAGGAACCGGTTTCCAATCTAAATTTAAATACGATAAATCACCGTTAATAGACAATTCGTTTTTATATTTTTGTATACTTTGTTCGCCCCTTGCATATAACCTTAATCTATGAAAATTATCTCTATTTGCAAAATAACGCGAGCTACCCGAGTCTTTTTTAAACCATTCAGATTCAATAGCTTTGCCTATTTCTAATCCGTATTGGTTGCTAGCCTTTTTAGTATCAGATACCGCTTGGCTCGGAAATATACCTCTTGTTAGTACTTTATCCATTTATTCTATTATTTTTGAAAAATTGCCTTTATTATTGTATTTAGCAAAACTAAAATTAACTTTATTTTTTAATTGTATATTTGGTTTGGGTGTGTACAAATTTTTGTTACATGCCATAATTGCTAACCCAGAACTTATCGCCGCATCAAATTTTGTTCTTTTATTTATATCAAACTTAGCCCAATCGTTTAAAGTTTCATTAAAATATAAATCACCGTGTTGCCCATCAGGTTTTATACCCACATAAGAATTAATATAACTTTCAATTGCGGCAGCATGCGCTTGCCTTATATCTTCGCTTGAGTTTGGTATGCCGCCTATTTCTTTTTCTGTTGTTGATAGTTTATTCCAAATTTTATCAGGGCGGTTCATTGAATAACCCCTGTAACCTCTTCTTTTTAAATAATATAACAGCCTGGGTTTATTATTCTCTGCAAGTATTGGCATACCATAAAAATGTAATGCCATTAATATATCTTCAAAAAATATTTCAGCTGTTTGTGGCCTAGCTATATATTCTAAAAAAAATCGATTTGCTGGCACATCTTCCATGCTAAATTTGGTTAACCCATGCAAAGACCCCTTTGAGCCTTTACCATCTGTAGTTCCCGATATATCATAGCTATCACAACCAAAAGCGCCAATGTGCTCGTTTCCTGGGTGTTTAGTACCATTTTTTATTATTACTCTATTTTGTAAATTCTTACCTGGCACCCAACTTACATTAAATCTTCCATTCAAATTTGGAACAAATTCTACTTCAGTATCTTTAATGCCATTTTTCCATTGGAAGCTCCCTTTAGTAACTAAAGCGCTATATCTAGCTTCTTCATTAAAATCAATCTGTTCGTAAATCTTAGCAAGATTAAATATGCTATTTTTAGTTTCATCTCTGAAAGCGTGCTCTTCAGTCCTTGGAAATTGTCTATAAAATTCATTTAAACCGTCTTGATCTCCTTTTAAGCCTTCAACTTCGTTTTCCCAGTGATCGATAACCCCGACATCAATGTATTCCCCATAGTTGTCTTCAATTGGCTCTTTGGGAGTGTTGAATACAGGTATTCCATAAGCATCAATGAATCCTTCGAAGTTCCATTCCATAGGTATGAACAAACTATATAATCCTGAGCGAGTCTGTCCATTGCGGTTTCTTTTTGTAACATCTGAGTCATTGTATAATTTTTTAAAGTTTTCACCACCTTTGTCTAATGAGTTGCTTGTTGAACCCATCATACATTTACCAATAACTCTACTCCCTAATCTTAACGTGGTTTTCGTGACACGCCAGTTGTTGAGGATGTTCTCGGGCCTCTCCCATTTTCCCGCTTCATCGTGGACCAAGAGCGAAAGTTTTTCACCGTCATAGGAGTTGTCCCCCGTGTTCTTCCAGTCGATGGTAGTGTCCAATCCCGCGAGTTCCTCGTTCCTTTGATTCGTGAGTATACTTTTCTTTGTAAACTTACTTGCGGGTACACGATAAGCCAATTCTGTCTTAGGCCTATCCATTCCATCCTGTATGGGTTTAAAAAAGAATGGGTAATTAACGGATATTGGAACGACCTTATCTGTAAACATTTTCTTGGCGTCAGAACCAGATTTGGATAATATCCCAAACCTAGAGTCTGAAGAGATGGTAGCTTGGTTGACAGTCTCTGCTGATGCCATGAATGAAAACCCACTCCGTCTATTCTTGAGGTAGCACATTCCATAACATCGAACGTCTGCTTTGCAAGCTTCCCAGAATAAAAAGAATAATCTGTTTGCTTCCCTGAAGTCTGGAGCACCCACGTCGATTTTAGTCCACTGCAAGTACATATAATGAGACCCAGTAATATAAGTAGGAGCATCTTTGTTATAGAACCAATAGCCTTCATCGCGTTTGGTAAATTCTGTATCAATGTATGCATTCCACTTATTTTTAAATTCATTCGGTAAATCTTTCCAATCAAATATCGTTTTTAACTTTGAAAGTTCTTTTGGATATTCTATTTTACTCCATTTATTATTTCCTTTATCTAAGTTCTTCGGCACTGGAGGTAATGCTATTTTTAAATTTTGTATGCTATACACATCCCCAATCTGCCCAGTCTTGCTGATAACAACCACGTCATGCTCCTTATTGTACCCGTATTTCCACTTTTTTGCTTTATTAAGCCTTTTAATCGTATTGATTTTTATAGGCTCTATAACGCGATATAATGATTGCTCGTACATTACTTAGATCTTCTTTCCGCAAAGCCTTTAAACGACTCAGCTCTTTCTTCTATATTCTTGCCTTCTAATAATGCTTTTTCAATCTCGATTCTATTTAAGATCTCAAATGCATCGAATATTGCGAGCTTTTTAGTGGCTGCAGCGTTCTTGAGTCGATCGGCTGAAACATCATCATCAGTTTCAACAATTGGTTCTTTTGCAACTTTAATGAGCTCTTTGACTGCTTCATAACCAGCTTGGATTATACTCTGTTTCTGTTCCTTGACGTTCATACTTGACGGTTATAAATTTAGTTAATACCCTATACAATCTTTCACCATCAATAATAAATTCATATTTACTATTTGGTGTAAACCCAACTAAATCTTCAGCTTCTATACCTTCAAGATTTTTATCTTTATATTTCATGATCCCCCTATGCGGAGTTTCTTTTTCAATAATATTATTTGATTCAATTGGTTTAACAAAACAATAACCATCTAAAGCATACCAGTTATTATTTCGTTTATATGAAAATATTTGGTCTAATCCTACAAAGTATTTATCTTCTTCAAAATAATTACTAGAATTATTTTCAATACCGTGTGCATTATACCATCTTCTAAAAAGGTTGTGGTGCACAATAACCTCATCGCCAACTTGGATTTCTCCATTGTATGATTTAGGTATTGCTATCACTATTCCGTTACGACTAACATATTGGTGATCAGAAATTTCTGTATTTAACAGAAGCTCCTGACCATCAATATATTTTTTATTATCGTATCTTTCGTTTTTAGGTTTAACTATAAAGTTAAATAAACTTTGCATTAGTATTCTAAGTTGTATTCAACGGCTATAGCCATATTCTTATTAAAATCTTTCCACGGTAATACTTCATTTCCTTTTTTAATATAAATAGAAAACTTGTCGTCATTTTCTACGATGTCACATATAATATGCCCACCATATACTTCTTGACCTACAGAATAATGCATAGCGTCATTCTTATAGTCTCTACCTATACTAATTTTTCTTACCAGTGACATGACCTATTTTTCTTCTGCTACAACTTCAGCTTCTTCTTCAATTGGCTTATACGTTCCATCTTGAATATTGATTTGTACTTTTCCGTACTTTTCTTCAAGTTTAGCTTGGAATTTGCTTAAGTCAGATTGGACTTCACTTGCCGCGTGTTGTAGTTGGTGTTTTTGGAGTTCTAGGTTTCCAATTTGCGATGCCGCATTGTTTAGTTTTCCTACGTATCCTTGTAGTTCTTCTAATTGTTCTTGGGTAATTTTGTTTTCACTCATGGTTTTAAAATTAAATTATTAAATTATATTGTTATACTTATTTATTATTATTACTTATTTTACTGATTTTCTAAAGTTTGTATTCTTTCTCTTAAATTATCGTTATCTGCTTTTAGTTCTTGTATTGACTTAATTAACATAGGTACAAATACAGAATACTTAACTGATTTTGTAGTAGTTCCTAAATCTACTTTTTCAGTAGAT